GCGATGGCTGGTGCAGATAATTTAACACCAAATGAACAGCGAACGCCCGAAGAACGCCGAGCGAATGCAAGGAAAGCGGGTATCGCTTCCGGTAAGGCACGCAAAAGAAAAGCGAACATGAAAAAGACGCTTGAGGCTCTACTTGTTTCCAAAGTTTCGAATCCTCAGCTCTCTAGAGTACTACAGGACATGGGTTTTGAGGACGATTACGAGTCAGCTCTCCTTTTGGTAGCAATGCAAAAAGCCTTAAAAGGTAGCTCGCGTCACATGGAGTTAATATCTAAGATAGTAAACAGCGAGGGTGCCAAGGATACGCTTGATAAGAAAGAACAGAAAGCACGTATCAAGTCTCTTGAGCTTGAAAACAAACGTAAGGCCCAAGCATTAGACGAGGCGGGAGGTGGTGCTGATGAGTCAATCCTCATCATCGACGATATCCCAAACGACTAAGCCAACTATAAAATTAAGTAAAGAGATCAATCCTAAGTTTTATAAAGTGTGGCGGTCGGCAAAGCCTTACAACGTTTTAAAGGGTGGGCGGAACTCTTTTAAGTCTTCAGTCATTGCTCTATTGCTTGTCTTTAAGATGATTCGAGCGATAACGCTGGGGCAGTGCGTAGAGATTATTATTGTCCGTAAGGTTGGTAACACAATCTTTGATAGCGTCTATAAAAAGATAATCTGGGCACTTGATAAGTTTGGCATGGCTAATCAGTTCAAACGGACTAAAAGCCCTTATAAGATCGTACATAGACGGACGGGTTCGACGTTCCACTTCTACGGTCAGGACGATTTCCAGAAGCTGAAATCTAATGAGGTCGGAAAGGTTATCGCGGTATGGTATGAGGAAGCAGCCGAGTTTGCTGACTCCGAAGAGTTTGACCAGTCAAACAGTACATTCATGCGTCAAAAGCACCCGGACTATCCGTTTGTGCAATTCTTCTGGTCGTATAACCCACCGCGTAACCCGTATAACTGGATCAATGAGTGGGTTGATTCACTGCGAACGGCTGAGAAGTATTTGATACATGAGTCTAGCTACCTGGACGACGAGCTGGGCTTTGTTACAGAACAAATGCTGGACGAGATAGAGCGTATCAAGACCAACGACTACGACTATTACAGGTATTTGTACCTGGGAGAACCCGTTGGTCTTGGTACAAACGTGTATAACATGGATCTGTTTAAACGTGCGGATAAAATACCAGACGGTGAACGCGTTATCGGTCAGTTGTTTGCAGCAGATACAGGACACCAACAGTCAGCAACTACTTGCTTACACGCAGTTGTTACTAACAGATCCAATCTCTATCTTGTGGATAACTACTACTATAGCCCAGCGGGCAAGGTCAAGAAGAAAGCTCCGAGCGTATTGTCCAAAGAGCTTCATGACTTCGTTATCAAGCAGACGCAGAAATATCCGAATGTACCAGTCATTGAAATGACGATAGATAGTGCGGAGGGAGCATTGAGAAACCAGTATTTAGAAGACTTTGGTATTCGCTGGCACCCAGTGGCCAAGAAAAAGAAAATAATAATGACAGAGTACGTCCAATCGCTCCTCGCGAATGGTCGTTTTTATTATTTTCCAACCGAGAACAACCTCAAGTATTTTATTGAGGAACACAAGCGTTATCAGTGGGACGAGAAAACTGTTAAAGACGACGACCCTAAAGTTATCAAAGAGGACGATCACACTTGCGACGCGTTTCAGTATATGGTCGTTGATAATGCACAATTATTAAGATTAAAAGCCTAAGAAAGGTTTGAAATGAGTATCTTACAATCAATAAGAAATATATTTAAGAGGGGTAAATATGTAATGACAAGCCAATCATTAGGCAATATCACAGAACATCCTAAAATCGCAATTAACAAGGATGAATACGATCGTATTCAGAAGAATTTGAAATACTATCAGAGTAAGTGGGACCCTATCCGGTATCGCAACTCTAACCGGGTTGATAAACAACGGACACGAAACCACTTGCCTATTGCCCGTACGGCTTGTAAGAAGATTGCCAGCCTGGTATTCAACGAGCAGGCAGAGATAAGCGTTGCGAATGGACCGACAAACGAGTTCATTCAAACGGTTTTGCTGAATGACCGTTTTAACAAGAACTTCGAGCGATACCTTGAGAGCTGTTTGGCTTTGGGCGGTCTTGCTATGCGTCCATACGTTGACGACGACAAGATCAAGATTTCATTCGTACAAGCCCCTGTGTTTTATCCATTGCAGTCTAACACGCAGGACGTTTCTTCTGCAGCAATTATCAATAAAAGTCAAAAGACAGCAGGCAAGGAAACGGTATATTATACCTTGGTTGAATTGCACGAGTGGACCAAGGACGGCAAGTATACAATCACTAATGAATTGTATCGCTCAAACGAAAAGGAGCGCGTTGGTGACCGTGTACCACTATCTGAGGTATACGAGGACCTTGAGGAAGAAGTAACGCTTGACGGGCTTACACGGCCGTTATTCACTTACCTAAAACCGCCAGGAATGAATAATAAAGATATTAACAGTCCGCTGGGGTTGTCTATCTTTGACAATGCCAAGAGTACTATTGACTTTATCAATACCACTTATGATGAATTTAAGTGGGAAGTGAGAATGGGCCAACGGCGCGTATTAGTACCAGACCAAACTGTCCGGATCGGGTTTGACCAGCACGGAGAAACTGATTTAGTCACGCGCGAATTTGATCCAGAGCAAAACGTATACGAGCAAATTGACGGTGGCAAAGATACACCTATCAACATCACAGACCTCACTACTCCTATCAGATCAGACGACTATATCAAAGCTATCAACGAGGGCCTTGCCTTGTTTGAGATGCAGGTTGGAGTATCGCCTGGAATGTTTACGTTCGACGGTAAGTCAATGAAGACTGCGACCGAGGTTGTATCTGAAAACTCTGACACATACCAGTTAAGAAACAGCATCGTGAGCCTTGTAGATCAATCTATCAAAGAATTGGTTATCTCTATTTGTGAGATTGGGAAACTATACGGCTTGTATAGCGGTCCTATTCCAGAGATGGACGATATCACGGTAAACCTTGATGATGGTGTCTTTGTTGACAAGAATAACGAGCTTGACTACTACGCTAAAGCCTTACTAAGTGGACTTGTCAGCAAGCAGTACGCTATTTCTAAGGCGCTGGGCTTGTCAGACAAGGAAGCTGCACAAATGCTTGAAGATATCAAGAAAGAGACCGCTGAGAGTATGGAGCTAGAGCGTAGCACCAGTGAAGTTGATATTTATGGAGAGTAGATAAATGGCGCGTAACAAGTACCCGGTATTGTTTAACGAGGAACAACTAGAATTGCGCGCTTCACAAGTCGGTGATATCTATCATCAAATGGCGCGTGACCTATTCGACGAAGTTATTGATAGGTTGTTAGAACGCGGTGCTGAGTCTTTGGCTGATAACCCGTACATCTGGCAGTTAGAGCGAATGAGCCAGATGCATATGCTAAATGAGCAGAACCTGGATACAATCGCACGCTACTCTAAAATAGGCCGTGAACAGCTCAGAAAGGTCATTGAGGACGAAGGCTTTAAAATCTATCAGACCACCAAAGAACAACTCATAGACGACCTGGGAGGCGGTGATTTTGGCAATTCTAAGCACGCGCAGGAGTTGCTAGCTGGATATTTTGAACAGTCGCACGGTGATATTAGTAACTTGATTAATACCACGCTTCCAGGCATCGTGACGGATGTGTACCGTCAAATGGTCCAGGAAGTGGTAGCCCGTCAAGTGGTCGGTCTAGTCACACATGACAAGGCTGTATCTCAGACCGTCATGAAGTGGCAAGAGATAGGATTCAAGGGCTTTATTGACCGAGGTGGACACTACTGGAAAGTGGACAACTATGCTAGGACGGTTATTAAAACTACTGTCATGCGTAGCTACCGAGAGATGAGGACGATGCCAGCGGACGAGCTTGGTATTGATACCTTTTATTATTCTAAAAAGGCAACGGCCCGCGAGGCTTGCGCTCCCTTACAGCATCATATTGTAACCTATGGCGAAGCAAGGGAAGAACACGGCATCAGTATTCTATCGCTTGCAGATCATGGCTACGGCACTCCTGGCGGTTGTCTTGGTATCAACTGCGGACACATGCTTACTCCTTTTGTCCCTGGCATAAATGAGTTGCCAGAACTAGGACCGGACGTTAAGAACGTAACGCAAGAAGAAGCTATAAAAAATGCTAATGCCCAATCTAAACAAAGGGCATACGAGCGAGCCATTCGCAAGTCTAAGGAGAAGTTGCACGTTGCCGAGAAGCTGGGCGACCAAGAGCTTATCAGTAAGTTTAAAACTAAAATCAGAGACCAGCAAGCAACCCTGCGAGATTATATTGCGGATAAGCCTTTCTTGCATCGTGACTATGCGAGAGAAAGGTATTTCAAATCAAAGGAGGAAATCGAGAATGAATGACGAATTCAGGCGCTCATTAGAAAGAGTCGTATTTAAAAACAAAAAAACTCTTTTAGATTATCATCGCGACATTGATCGTGCAGCGTTTGATGGATTTAAATTTGGTTTTAAAATGGCAAATGAAAGGATGTTAAAAGATGGAAGATTGGAAGGAACGTTTCAAAATTGAATACTACGAATTGCATGAACGCTTCGGTAAATTGGTATACATGATTAGTAAATACGAAGAAGGGACACTTGAGTTTAAACCAAACTGTCCTATCGACTTACTAAAAGCGCAGAAGACTGCAATGTATAACTATTTGTGCGTTTTGAACGAACGTGCAAAGCTTGAAGGTATCAAATTATAAAAAAAGAACCGCAGATCATGCGGTTTTTATTTTGCGCCCTTTCTGGATGGATAGGTGATTTCCTCCTTTTTTCTTACCTATTCGCGGGATCGTTACCCGCTGGGCGCTTTCGTTGTCGGACGTAAACCGGCGAATTCGTCTCCTGGACGTAAAACAGAAAGGAGTTTTAAACATGAGTTTAAAACGTGAGATGTTAGTTGACGCAGGTATCGAGGACAAGGACACAATTGAGCGCATTATGGCAGCGTACGGGTCAGCAATCAAAGAAGCCAAGTCCGAGGTGCAAGCAGAAAACGACAGCTTAAAAACACAACTTGAGCAACGTGACCAAGCTATCAAGGACTTACAAGCCAAAGAGGGGGCTAGTGAAGAAGCCAAGAAACAACTGGAAGACTTACAAGCCCAATTCGAAAGCTACAAGACTGAGAATGAAGCTAACCTTGCTCAAGTAAAGAAAACCAACGCGGTTGCTTTAGCTCTGAAAGACGTGGGAGCGCATAACTCCGAGGACCTTATGAAGTTTATTGATCTTGACAAGATCGAGCTTGCAGAAGACGGCAAGCCTAAACTAGAAGAAACTATCAGCGGTCTAAAAGAGACAAGCCCTTACCTTTTTATCCAAAAGGAAGAACCACAAGAACCACAGCCAAAGTTCTCGCTTGGTGGCAATCCGTCCGCTGGTGGTGATAGCGACCTCAGCCCGGAAGATAAAGCTCTATTTGCTGGCTTTGACAGCATTTAAAAATAAAAGAAAGTAGGATAAGCCTATATGACTATTAACTATGCAGCAAAATTTGATGCTAAAGTAGATGAGCGCTTTGCCAAAGAAGCCCTCTCGACTGGTATCGTCAATTCTGACTACAACTTTACCGGTGTAGACACTGTTAAAGTTTACTCAATCCCAACAACAGCGATGAACGACTACGCGCTTACTGGTAACACCCGTTACGGTACGGCAGCCGAACTTGAAAACAATGTACAAACATTGGCACTTACTAAAGACCGTTCATTCACGTTTACTATCGACAAACGCTCTGTACAAGATACAAACGGCGCAATGGAAGCAGGCAAAGCCCTTGCCCGTCAACTTTCAGAAGTTATCATTCCAGAAGTTGATACTTACCGCTTCGGCAAAGTCGTTGCTGGTGCTGATACAGCCAACGTAAAAACTGGCGCAGTAACTAAAAACAACGCGTATGAAGCAGTGCTTGACGGTCAAGTTAAATTGACTGATGCGCTTGTGCCGGAAGAAGGACGCAAACTCCACGTATCTCCTGAGTTTTACAAACTCATTAAACTTGATCCATCATTCGTGAAGAACTCTGACCTCGGTCAAGAAGTAGCGTTTAAGGGTCAAGTGGGAGTTATCGACGGCTTGCCAGTTATCTTGACTCCAACTTCACGCTTGCCGGAAAACGTAGCGTTCGTTATCGCGCACCCTATCGCAACTACTTCCCCTGTCAAACTCGAAGACTACAAGATCCACGATAACC